GTTGCGATGAACGATAGTCCCGTCTTCTTCTTCAGGAGAACCAACTGCAAATGCTCCAGTCTCATTTGCAATTCCAATATAGCCATTTTCACCCAAGTGCTTAATTCTAAATATCGGAAACGCAGGGGCTGTCCCGTTATTTTTAATCTTGAAGGTCATTTTATTTCCGTCTTGAGTATAGTCTTTAATGCGTCTGTAGGACGTTGAATGAGCATATGCATCTGCAACTATAAACGTTATCTCACCAAAGCCGTTCATCTTGATTTCTTTAAAGTTCAAATCCCCAACCTGGACAGCTAAATAATAGCGTCCAGGTATGTGGCTAAACATCAACATCTTAGGCTTTTTAGAAGATAAAGCCAATTGTAGGGCATCGTAATCTTCTATTGTATTGTATTTTACCCAGAATGGGACTTTTATTACTTTATGCTTAGTTTTCGTTCCAATAAAAATGCTACCATCTTTGCCACCAATTTCTTTTAGCTCCGGGTCGTAGTCTGCGCCACTAAAGACAGTAAAGCCGTCTGTAATAGTAATCCACTTAGTCAATTCGACATCGCCAAAATGACATCTTACAGTTTTGTAATCTACCACCTGTTTATACCTCTCAGTCTTTCTTCTGTCTGTTCGTCAAATTTTTGTCTCGCTGCTATTGGCTTAGCAACGACTCTGGCAAATTCATTTTTATCAAATTGCGCAGACACAACAATAGGTCTATCGGCTAAATTTTTGATGGCAGATAACAAAGCAGCATTGCCGCTAGTGTAATTATCTGTACTAGTCACTTGACTAGATAAATTTTTATTTAAAGTACCTATTCGCTCAAAGCCATTATTTACGTTAGTATCCATATCAAAAGCTAGTTGAGGATTTCCGAATGAAGACTGAATCTCTTCGGCCATTCCGTTAACTAAGTTTTTAACTGGTTTAAATTTATCAACAAGTCCTTGATGCAGACCTTGCATAATTGCGTTGCCGGCTGGAATAAGTAAACGTCTATCGTAACTTATTGGTCCTTTGTGATCTTTAATCCACCCTGCAATATCTCCGACAAAATTTTGAATATCTCCCCAGACATCCTCTAAACCTCGTAAAAAACCTCGCATGATAGCTCTACCTGCACTCAACAAATCAATCGATTTGATTGCATTGATAAGCTTTTCACCAATATTGTTAGCTGTTTCGTTTATTTTACCTATGACACTCAGAATCCCTTTAACAAAAGTGATGAGTAACTGAACTCCAAGAGCTAGCACTTTAGGTAGATTACTTGCTATCGCTCCTGCTAAAATCGCTATGAGTTTTCCAACAGTAATAACGATATCAGGTAATCTTGCTATAATCCCTTGCACTAAGTAACTTAAAATTTCAAAACCTTTTTTTAAAATTGCCGGGTAATTTGCTTGCAACATTGATATAAAGCTTGATATCACAGATACTGCCGAGGTTGCTATTTGAGGTAAGTTAGCTAATATTCCATCTATTAGATTTAGAACGAGAGTAGCCCCAGCTTGCAAGAGTCCAGGTATACTTTGCATTACAAAAGATACGAAATCTGTAAATATTTTTCCTGCCACTGTTAAAAATGCAGGATAGGCTGTTAGAAATCCGTTAACAAAGCTAATAATAAAGCTAATGCCAGATTGCATTAGCGACGGACCGCTTGTTTGCATAAAACCAACAATTTTAGGTATTAGCTCTGAGAAAGTTAACGAAATAACCGAACCAAATCCTTTAAAAACATTTGTTAGCATTGGTATAAAGTTATTCAATACAAAGTTGCTTGTTGTATCAAACAGCGCTTTTAGCGATGGTTTGATATCCTCACCTAAAGCCATTTTCCCCAGCAAGTTTTTCGAAGCTGCTTTCATAGCTTCAAACGAACCTGTGAACGTTGTTGCTGCCTCTTTAGCGGTTGTCCCGGTTATCCCTATTTTCCCTTGAATAGCGTGAATAGCTTCATATACATCTGAGAGATTTGAAATGTCATATTTTTTTCCAGTTAGCTTTTGGGCATCTGAAAGCAAACGTTTCATCTCTTCTTGCGTACCGCCATACCCGAGTTTTAGATTGTCCAGCATCGTGTAATTTTGCTTCGCAAAACCTTGATAAGCATACTGAATACTTTCCATAGATGTACCCATCTTGTTAGAGTTATCAGCCATGTCTATCATAGCCATATTTGCGACTTTTGCCGCTTTGGCCGTATCCCCTCCGAGCGACTGAAGCAAACTAGCACTAAAGCCGGTGACACTTTCCATATACGCATTCGCTGATAATCCAGTTGTTTTATAGGCTTCGTCTGCATATTTTTTTACTAAATTTGCGTTGCTTTTGAAAAGGGTTTCTACTCCTCCAAGCGACTGCTGAAGCGCCGCTCCTTCTGAAATTGATGACGATATTGCTTTTGTGACCATTTCGCCTATTTTAGCAGCAGCAATGACACTCCCCAATATCCCAATCAATTTACCTCCTAATAGGCTACCTGCAGAGCTCCCTGCGCTTGACGCTTCTGGGTCTAACGTCTTACTTATAGATCCAGAGATTCCTTTAGCCGACGGCATAATCTGCACGTAAGCTTGTCCTAAGTTAGTAGCCATCAGCTATCACCTCCAAACCCAAGAATGTTATTTCTAGTTTCTTCGAAATCCTTGCCACTGCCGAATGAAACAACTTCACTATCTTTGTGTTGATTATCAAACATTGTTGAAACCATTTCTGGTCTATTTTTACCTTTTTGGCCATCTGTCGTTTTCATCCAAATGAGCATTCCAAGTCTGTCAAACATCCCAGCTAGTATTCGTCTTTCAAATGAGACTCTATTACCTGAAATAACTCGATTGATTCTTGATTCTTCTCTCAAGCCTAAAGAAAAAACAGCTACTTTTAGAGGTGGTAGCTGTTTGTAATCATATATGTGATAAGTTTCAGCTAAATCACAGACAAGAGCATCTTCGTCCATTTTTAGCATTGTGGCAAGGGCTATTATTTTTTTAATTGACCACTTTCAAAAATTTCTTTCACTTCTTCCATCAACGCCTCCGTCGAAACAGTCCCGTCGCTAGCGCGTAAATGATTTTTTAAACTTTCTACTTGGTCACCTAGCAACAAACGTAGAACTTTCGGTAAAGACAGCGGATTGCTTTCTAAATCCGCTAGTGCCTCTACTAATTCATAATTTTTTAAACGCGATTCTTCAATCTTATATTCAAAACCTGACGATGTTTTCATTAACCAGCTCCTTTTATATATTCATAGTGAGTGTTTCCTTCTGCATCAGGAAACGCTTGTAACGTTGTCTCATAACCAGCCGCTTCGTTATCGACATACTTAATTTCACCAACTTCGGATACTTTCCCTTTTGGTATTACAATACGTTTAACTGTATTGTTTTTCAAAATCATCTCGATAACCAAACAATGTTCCTCTAGTGGTTTTGAATTTGATTTAACAGTAATCCCGGCTTTAAGGTCTCCAGTTACATTATCTTTGCCATAGATTTCTTTGAGTACTTCAATATTCAATGCTTCAATCAATGTATATGTAAATTTATCTGCTTTACTTTTTTGTGCAGATTCTACAACATCGCCACCCCACGCTTGGATCTCTTCTGATTCTCGTTTATCTTCGTTTGATAAGCCGTCTTCGGAAATGTACCCTAATGACTTAAAGGCTTCATTTAACTCTGATGCTGTGTCTTTGGGTAATTCTGTTCCTAGCGGCGCAGTATAAATAGCACCACCAATTTTAGGTTTAGCCGTAGTAACGTTTGATGAATTTGCTACCATATCTCCTCCTTAATAATGATTAATGTCAAATACAGCTTGATAGCGATAGCGCTTAGTTGCTGTATCTGTAAAATTGTAGTCAGCGTTAAGATGTACACCAGAAACTTGTGGCAAGACATCAAGCTGCTCAATTACTTGCTTTACTTTGTCATTAAGTAAAGCCGCCTCATACAACGATTCGGCATAACTTTGAAAAGCAAACGTGGAACTTAGCAAATGATTTTGCTTAGCCCCGCTAGTCTTTTCTAAGATGATGAATCGTGCAGGTTCATCTTTTTGATGTTCAAAAAAAGACGGCACATCTAAATGCTCGTCTAAATATTTTTTGATAATTACTTCAATCAATCATCGCACCGCCTTCAACAATGTGTTGTTTTTTGAGTTATCTTTCTTGGCCTTTATGGTTTTAGCACTGACCATAGCATTAGCCCTATTTTTCCCGACATGGATATCTTGGGCGTAACCATCGCCACAACGTTCTCTGATGGCTGTGGCCTTAGTGGTTAATACCTGCTGCATTTCTGATGATTTCATCAATTCAGCAACACCAGCTTTATTGAGCTTGAATTTAAACTTACTCATATCTTTCCACCATAACTTTCTTATTCCATTCAAGCGGAATAAGCTCTTCAATACCTTCAAGAGCTAGGCCGACAGTGCGCCACTTTTTGTCAAAAAAGCGAACCTCTTTATCCTCCCAATCATGCTTATCTCCTTTTGGAATTGCTAAAGTGTAAACAGCTTTTTTCCCTGAAAGGCTAAGCTGGCTTGTTATGTCATCGCTTGTTGATGGCGATACAAGGACATTATCGACAGATATTTCTTTATCTTTTTTTATTGGATTTCCGAAAGGGTCTATATCGATAGTTACTTTATCTATCAAAGTAATCGTTATCCCTCTTAATTTCCCCATAAAGCTCAATACCTCCATACCTCTGCTTTTTTAGACCAAGCCGTTTAAGCTCATTGTCTTTTATAAACAGTCCCCCTCCTGGAACCAAATAAGTTCCAGACCAAGTGTAGCCAAGTGCCGATTGACTTTCTTGCGACATCGGTTCACCTTGTGTAGCAGTCATCAGCGTTCTCGCTACAATATCTACAGTTACCGATTTCAATACAGTAGCAAAGTAAGGAGTTTCCAAAATCATTTCATCTAGATTTTTACCCACTTTACTTGCTTCTAACCTCAACGTGTCAGAGACAGTCTCTAACAAAGCCTCAGCACGCTTGATTTCGTCAACGGATAATTGACGCCATAATAAAATGACGTCATCTGTTGTCGCAAAATTTGTCATAAATTTCCCTTTCTTATTTAGGGAGTAATTCTAATAACTCAGATTTTGTAGCAGACGAGTTATACTCAATTCCTAGCCCTGTCAAATGTTCTTTCAGAGTTTGAACGGTCCAAGATTTTTCATCACTTGTCTGTGTCTTATCTACTGTGTTAGGAACAATCTCCCAGTCGCCTAACAGCGCACAGTCAGTAACGACTACTGCTCCTGTGTTTTTGTCTCTATAAATCATCCTTGTACCTCAACGCGAGAGAATGCTTTCTCATCTAAAATTCCCCATCCTATGAATGCTTCTGTACGGAGCAGGATTTCATTATAAGCCTTTAGATCACGTCCAGAGCCATCTGGGTCTCCATACTCAATGATTTCCATTGGGATATTTTCAGCATAACCCCACTTGAACATATTCTGGAAATCTCCGACAATAGCATGGTCATCTTTAGCTGTGCCACCTTTCATAGTAAGTGTCTTGTTGATGTCTAAAGTCATATTAAAGAAGTTGCTTGGACGTTGCCCGAATCGAAATTCAGGATACATCACATTATCAAATTTATCTTTTCGTTTAGACATATCTTGTCCTGCCTGTGGTGACAAAGCGATACCTGTCACATCATTTCCATTTGCTACAATCGTTGTAACAGCTGCATCAATATTGTCGTCAATTTTATCTGCTTCGTATTTGATGACATTACCAGTCACGACCCCATCAAATGAGTTTGTAGCTTTGAATGAGGCATCTGTCATTGTGCGAGGTTCAAGGCCATGAATAGCTGCAATATCAAAAGCCTCCGCCATTTTTTTAGCAAAACCGTCAGCATAATGTTTTAAGAAATTCAATCGTTTTTCTTCTGAGGCATACTTAAATTCGTCAGTCATACGTGCCTGATAAACAAATTTCAGCGGTTTAATAATTTTAGAAGTGACCTTTGCGGTATTCCCTAATTTTTGCTCACCTTCACCAACAATCTGAGCATTACCATCCAAGTTGAAAACAAATTGTTCTACTCCGTTGAACGGGATTGGTGTTTGACCAGATAATTTCGCAAGCGTAGAGTGACCTTTCACTTTACTCATGATTTCTGTTACTAGTTCTGGTTTAAATAATGTTCCTGCTTTAATTGATTCTGCCATGTTTATTCTCCTTTGTTAACTAAATTACGTGCCATTTCAATCCAACCTGCTTCTTTTTGGTCGGTAATAATCGGCTCGTTTGATTTTGCTGGCGGTTGT